GCAGTCCGCGTTTTTGATGTGGATGTCCAAGGTTGGAGAACGGTAATCTTCGACAATATCACTAACATCGAAGTTCCAGCGTAAATGAAATTCTCATCAAGCTTTGAACTCGCTCATAGATTTGATCGGTTCTCAACTGATGTGAACGCTATTTACAAGAAGTTTCGTAAACAGATACCTTCCCTCAAAAAACAAAAACTTCCGGACGAAAAGATGTTCGCGGAAGTTTTTGTTTTTTGGTATCTGGATGAAGAGGGGAATAAATTGTACTTACAATCATAATGGCAAAAACATCAGGAGCATTTAGAGCGGGGCGCGTCTTAACACCAGACGCAAAGTGGACAGGAGAAGAACCTGATTGGCATGGCTGGGAAAAGTGGCCAATCGAAAAGTTCATGTCAGAGCGTATGCGTATGCTCAAGTTCTACGGTTACTATCTGACGCAAGCAGACCTCAAGCCTGCAGTGCTTGATTACATGAAGCGTCGAGGTTATTCCAAGAATGATATCTCATTGCTTCGAGCTGCTAATCCAACTGTCATGCCGACTACGATTGGTAAGCTTATTCGCGCAATGGACAAAGGCATGCCATCAATTCATCCAAAGGCAGATGAATACTTTGCGTCTTTACCATTCACTGATCCTGAGAATCCACCAAAGCCTCGGTGCGATCACTCTACTATTTCAAAGGAGCTGCATGCCGTATTGGATTTCCTTCGTAAAGAAGATCCTTCGCATGATTCTGACTCTACGGAAGTAAAGGTGAAGAAGCCAACGCCAAATCCACAAGAACGACTGAAAGCAAAAGTCGAAAAAGAAGTCATTGCTAAGCTGGAAGAAATGCTTGATGACTGGTGTGGTAAAGCTGCCCAGACTAAGGTTGATCCAGTTGCATTGACATCATACATTCGAGACGGTAACATTCCGCCCGCTGGATGTAAATACATTTCTGACTGGGTGCAGCGGCATATCTCTGAAATGCAGGAAGCATATGACAAGACATGTCCTCAGATGGTTGAAGGATATTCATATCTGTCTCGTCCTGCTCTGAAGAATCGTATCACGAATCTTGAAGGCATGCTTGCAGAGATTAGCAAGATCACGTCTGTTGCCAAGACAATGCGTAAGGTCCGCGTTAAGAAACCGAAGGACGCTACGAAGCAGGTTACTCGACTCAAATATCAGGAGAACTCCAAAGAGTATGATATCACGTCAGTCAATCCAGCACGTATTCCTACAGCACATCGACTGTTCCTCTTCAATACGAAGTATCGAACACTTGGAGTTTATGTCGCGGACGGACCGAAAGGATTTGAAGTCAAAGGCACTTCTCTGAAAGGATTCTCTATGGCCGAAAGTTATGTCCTTGGACTACGCAAGCCAAAAGAGGTTCTCAATATCATCTGTTCTTCTACACCAAAGCAGATCGACAAGTATCTCGCCGATAAGCTCAAGACTAAGAAGCGCAAAGCAAATGGTCGAATCAATCAACAAACAGTACTCCTTAGAGTCATAGAAACACGTAACTAATGTTAGAACAAGAACTCGAACAAATCAAGTCATCACCGTCGTCCAAACTAATCAAACCAGTCATAACAAAACAAGACTTAGTGACTCGCACTGAGTTCCTTGTTAAGAATGATAGTCTTTCTTATGTAGAGGCTATCATTCATATCTGTAATGATCTTGACATTGATCCTGAAGATATTGCAAAGATCATTCCGCCACCGCTGAAAGAAAAGCTTTTGGTAGAAGCTCAGCGGAATCATAACGTGCCAGTCTCAAGTAACACAGGATCACTATTCGATGATTGTATCGGCTAACGCGCGAGCGAACCCGCTGACGGTTTACTCAACATACATTGCAGTAAAGCTGCACTTTGAAAGAGGGTCTTATGATGCCTTCAAATACAATTTCAAAGGTCCGCACAAAAAGACTCAGACCTTTCTGAAGTCCAAAGACAAGTACGTGTATGAAAAGCTAGCGCAGCGTTATCCGAAGATGAACGAACTGATTCACTTCTTCCTTGCGAATATCCTAGCAGGCAACACCTGGATTCGCGACATGACCGATGAAGCATACATTGAATGGCTTGGTCGAGTGCAGAGTATGACGTATCGGTTTAACACTGATATGAATAAGCTTAGAGAATATGCAGGTGATCGAGAACTTACGTTTGATGAATGCCTCGTTTTCAATCAAGCAACAATGCAAGTACCAATCCTTTCATTGATGCAGAAAGGAATCATTAGCGAAGAAAGCGTAGTAGCTATCGATGTTTTGGTTGGATTTCTGAATCGAATAAATAAAAATCCGGTATCTGATCCACTTGGAATTCTAAGTGATACCGTCTATCGCTTGCAACAGTACAAACCGTTCATTCGATCGAGGGTCAACATCGCCGCTTCTAAAAATTCTATCATAAATTTGTTTACAGACATAAGCAAATAGTATAGAATAGATAGAGGTCATACAATAACACAAACACACAATACAAACACATGTCATTTGCTACACTAAAGAAAAACGGCTCATCTGCAATCACCAAGCTTGTTGAAGCAGCTGAGAAAATCAATGCACCAAAGGGGAATTACGGTAAGGAAGATTACTGGGCTCCTACGGTGGACAAAGCAGGAAACGGTTATGCAGTCATTCGCTTCCTACCTGCAAAAGAAGGAGAAGACATCCCATGGGTTCGCTATTGGGATCACGGATTCAAAGGCCCAACTGGTCGTTGGTACATCGAAAATTCTCTTACTTCAATTGATCAGAACGACCCTGTTTCTGAAGCTAACAGCGTTCTTTGGAACTCTGGAAATGAAGACGATAAGAAGATCGCTCGCGATCGTAAGCGTCGTCTCCACTATGTTTCTAACATTGAGGTTATCTCTGATCCAGCTAACCCAGAGAACGAAGGCAAGATCTTCAAGTTCAAGTATGGCAAGAAGATCTTTGATAAGATCATGGACGTCATGCAGCCTCAGTTCCCAGGTGAAGTGCCAGTCAATCCATTTGACTTCTGGGCAGGTGCGAACTTCAAGCTGAAGATTCGTAACGTCGAAGGATATCGTAACTACGACAAGTCGGAGTTTGATAAGCCTTCCGAGCATCGCGGTGGTGATGACGATCAACTTAAGGAGGTCTATGAAAACCTCTTCTCTCTCCAGGAGCTTGTTGATCCAAAGAACTACAAGTCGTATGCTGAGCTCAAGGCTAAGTTCCTTGCGGTCATCGGTGAAAGCGAAGCTAATGCATCGCTTACTACTGCTGAATCAATCGAACTTGATAACACCAAGGCAGCACCTTCGGCTGGTAAGTCTGCTCCAGCTCCTGACTTCGAATCGGCAGATGCTGACGAAGACAGCGATGGTGGAGATACACTAAGCTACTTCGCAAAACTCGCAAAGGGCGAGTAATGTAACCATGCGGTGTTGGATGAAGGCCTACGGGTCGTAAACAACTGTCAGCTGTAAAAAGCAAAGGACGCATACACTAAAAGGCCGCTCGGATTGATTTCCGAGCGGCCTCTTTGTTTACATATTTGAAAGACCAAGAGCTGATCCTGGAATGATAGGATCGAATGTGGACGTGTTATTGTTCACGTTTGAGGTATTCATATTCGTAACGTTTCCTCCCATTTGATTGATGATGATCGGAGAGTTTGTAGCTGAAGCTGACGATTCAGCTAAGATTTGACCAGAGCCCGATGGAGAACCTTGCATAGCTGGTCCTTTCCATTTCCAATCATTTGCTTTGTAGTCTTCCCAGTTTGAATAGCCAGCTGCCATTGCTTTTGCTTGCTTATCATACGGATTGACTCCACCTGTAGAATCATTTAGTCCCTGACCTGCTTCTTTTGGCATGCCTGCAAAATCATAGACTGCATCTGGAATTGCTTTCGCAACCCAATGCATTGGATCTGACCATGCTTCATCTCCAGTTCTTTTTGGTAGGATGCTCTGAAGAATCTTCTTGTAAAGATCGTCTCTCCAAGCAAGGATTGATTCACCCATACTTGATAGACTGCCTAATGGATCAGAGAAGAAGCTTGCAATTGCATCAATTGTTCCTTGAACAAATCCAACGACTTTATCAATGAGCATTTGACCGAAGTCTGCGAACTCGGTTAATCTGTCGCTTACTCCCGACGATTCCATTACGCCTCCAAAGAAATCACCAATACCGCTAAAGAAGTCTCGAACCTTTCCAAGGAAGAAATCTCCAAGGCTGAGGAACTGGTCACGAACACCTTCAAGCCATGGACCTAATTCATCAATCAGGCCTTGCATTACATCCGTCGCAAAGAGAATAAGATTAGCGATCCAAGTAGGCGCTTGTTCTTCAATGTAGTTCCAGAGATAGACAGCCTGTTCACCTAAGAACTTCGGTAGGTCCCAGAATAGACCTTTAATCGCTTTTCCAATAAGTGGAATAGCTTCCTTTAGAATAGTGAAAACGAGATTTCCAATGTTAGCAAAGTTATCAAATAGACCTGTGAAGATCGCCTTGATACCACCAACAAATCTCTTTGAGTCAAGCGTGAATAAACCCGCAATCATATCAACGAATCCGCCAATCACTTTGTAGATGTTATCAAAGAATGCTGCAATTGCTGGACCAAAAAGTTTACCGCTTTCGCCCATGCCAAGTTTATCAAGAACCCAGCCAATCATATTAGCAATGCCTTTGACAAGTGAACCAATCAGTCCATCAATTGCTCCTGTGAGAGCTCCTTTGATTGCTCCAATAACGCCGTCTTCTTCAAATCCTTTGATGCCACCTTGAATAGCACCGATCACTGATGTAATGATCGAGACTGCAATCGCAATTGGACCTGCAAATCGAATTAGTGTTTTTCCGAAGTGCAGGAAGTTCTTAGCAAACTTTGTGATGCCAGCGAACATTGATACGATTGGAGCAAAGGCACCAGCAAAAGCTCCTTTCACTGAATTTGGAATCAAAGCACCAATTGCACCACCTAGAGCAGAAAAGAAACCGTCTCGAATTGGAGAACGTTCTTCACGTTCTGTTGGTAATGGCGGCGGACCTGTAGATCGTCTTTCACCATCTCCTAATTTCGCAAGAGCAGCAACCATCTCTCGTCGGTTCTCTTCTTCCTGAAGTTTATTTCCAATGAGATCGTCTTTTAGGTTGATAAGTGTATCTTTGATCGCATACACAATATCAAACATGAAGCCATAGAACGTATTTGCTTCTTCAACGTTAGCCTTAGCCAGACTAGAATTAAGCACGGGATTGAAACCATCCAGCGTCTCAAAGACGAGTTCGTTAGTTGCACGGTTCTCTTTTAGTTCCGTTGCGATCGTGCTGATGGCTTCCTCGTTGTTCATTTCTTAGCGTTGCGCTTTGCTTCCTCTTCTTTAAGGTGATTGATTAACATTGATACGTAAACTTCTCTCTCCCATGGAAACATCATTTCGAGTTCTGATAAACTGTACTTATGATGTTGTACTAATGCGAAGTTGGTCTGATAGTAATTGACTAGAGAGTCATGGGAGAGACTTATGCGAAAAAACTTTTAACACCAGTAAGTGTTACTTCGTTCTCATGTTTGCATTCTTCGTTAGTGCAAGTAAACTTGACTTTCATTGAAATCTTTGGAGTAGCTGCAATGTACTCTTCAATCTGTTTCATGTGACTGCGGCTCAAAGATGAAACGAAATTGACAAGTTCTTCCTTCTTCGTTTCATCAGTTAGGTAAACTCCGTTTGAATCGAAAATCGCATGAATGGATGCAATGATTGAATCACTGAAAATGTCAGCCGATGATTTCTTTTCATCAGTTAGCGACGCAAGATCGCGCACACGAACATGTCTCATCGTAATGCCTACAGTATCGTTAAGCATGATGTTGACAGGCTTATCAGATACGACAGGAATCTCTACGTCTTCCAGATTGACTTCTACTGGGACGTAGGTGTCACACTTATCACATTTGATCTTGATCGTAGTAGTTTCACCTACTGACTTAGCACGAAGCTTAAGGAAAAGATATTCAAGGTCGTATGATGTTAGTTCGTTTGGATCAATCTTGTTAAAAGTACATGCCTTAACAATGTCCTTCATTGCTGACATCATCTCGCGAGAGGAGTCAGACTCTTGAGCCATCATCAGAACCTTTTCTTCCTTTACAAGGAAAGGACGGTATTCAATCGTCTTGCCATTCGAAGGAAGACGAACACTATATTTTGGAGCTTCTAGAATTGGTAATGCCATAATCTAATTTATTGGAGTTTGCGATGTGTAAAGTTATTGTATGAGAATGTCACTGAAAGTTTCTGAGTCTGAAGGTCAGCATTGTTATCAAACACTAGTGGCTGAACTGAAACTGGATATGCTCCTTCAAGCTTTGTCTCGTAGACTCCACGATCCTGTTCATCAAGTTGGCGAATTAGAATAGTCGTCTTGAAATCTTCATCATAGTTAATATGATACTTTTCATTGTCAATGATTTTGTTCTGCCACTTATCCATGATACGCTTCACGTAATAATCGTTAGTGACATTGAAAACACAGTTAACATCTTCCTGGACAAAGCTGTAAGGAATCTTGATTGAATGCCCGTAGATAGCCCATTCTTGAGTAAGGATTTGCTTACCTGGCATTAAAGAACTTTCGCATAATAGCGTAAGATCTCGTCCACGGTCTTCCTCTTGAAGTCCATTTGGAAGCGTGATGATAACGTTAAAACGGTTAGCTCTTGAAAGTCCTCCGCGTTTTTGTATTAGAGATTTAAGTTGATTGATCATACGGAGTATGCAGTTTCTCGTGACTCTTTCCAGATCTGCTGACGGTTCATTCCAACAAAGTCATCGGAAGGAATGAATAGAGCGATCTCCCATTCAGTTGGTGGAACTTCAACTACGCGCGACGCAATATGATCGAGGAGATAGTGTTTAAAGCAAGGTTGAAATGCTCGAAGTTTTCGGCTTCCTCTTAGTAGATCATATGTAAGACGGAATCGAGTTGTCTCGTCAAACTTCGTGTTATTCGTTCGATCAATTAGTTCATCGAAGAAAACTGCACGCATGCGAGGTGGTAAGTAATGTAGGTTGAGTCCGTAGAAGCCATTCTTTGTTGGTTCAACCATGATCACTAACGGAAACTTGTCGTAGTAAGGAAGCGTTTCTTTGCCCTTTGGGTCATAGAAGAACATGAACATACGTCCAATCTTTGGCTTCTTTGTTGGAGTCAGCATTGAGTCCGTAAGAAGTTGACCGCGCGAAAGGTTTCGCATGTTCTTGAGGTTCTTCAAAAACCATTCACGTGACTTCTCTGCCCGTCCCTTTACTCCTGCAGAAGAAAGTCTCTGATGAATTTTTGCGAAAACTCCAGCCATTACAACTGTATTTATCGCTTATGTCAGCAGCTTAATCCCAAGATTCTTCAGCGTTTCCTCAGTCCAGACTTCAAAAATCCAACCGCGATCTTTGCATAATTCATCAGCTGCTTTCCATTTAGACTGATTCTTAGCATATGTCATTACCTCGTTTACATATGCTTTTGTGATTCGCGACTTTCTTTTTGGTTGCTGCGTCTGTTTCTTTGGCTTGATTTCAATAAGGTATGTCTGACCATTCTTGAACTTAATTTTTAGATCCATGAAGTACCGATGATACTTGTTGTCAGTCGCACAACGATATGGAATGATAACCTCTTCAGAACTATAGGACACTACATCTGGATTCTCATCGCACCATTTTAGAGTTTTGTATTCCCAGAGACTTCTGTATTTGATGTTTCTATGATCACCTTCATACTTATGAATATTTTTTGGCCTGAATGTTCCGCTATAGTATTTCATAATGTTCT